TTATTCGTTTTCAAAAGAACTTTCCCTTATTCTAATGCTATTAGTGATTTCTCGCCAAATGACCATAAGTTGCTTTTCACTGTATGCTTGTGTTTCATCATCGGGGATTTTGTAGTACATTTCTAAACGTAATCGAGGCGTTTTATAAGTTGGATCTGTTACATGAATGCCTAAAGTAAAAATATAAGCTAACCCGTCAGTATTAAATTCCAAATTGTCTTCAGAAGATTTATTTTTAACCACCCACTCTTCTAATTTTAAGTTATTACTCTCACGCGTACCTTTATAAATGGTATAACCATCTCCTTGTGTAAAATAAACTTCAGGTTTATCAAGTAGTGCATAATCGCTTGCAAAATCATTAAATTCAAAATAGAAAGAAAAATCTTCAATACTATCATGCCAATAACCATAATTCATATCTTTCCATTCGCGATCTTCTCCATGCATAAAACTGTTAAACATGCAAAACCCAGGTGTTGTTGGGATAGTTAAATCATCACGAGGTTGAATTCGTTCAAACAGTTTATGTAACTCAGCTAATTTTTGTGGCACGTTATTCTCATAGGATTCAGGATCAATTTGCCTATCTTTAGCATATTGTTCGCCTAAGCCATTTTGTGCTTTCATTTCGATCTTTAACGTGACTTCATCTTGCCAGCGATAACCTTCTAACACTCTAAGAATATCAGAAGTACCAATACTTTCCATACGTTCAAAAATAATGCCTTGCATTTTATCGGGGTTATGGGTGTGCACAGGATACACGTGTTTTAGATAATTGCCATCAAGGGGATCAACCGGTTTAGTATTTCGCAACTCTTGCTCACGCCGAGCTATCATCTGTTTAAAAGGGGGGAAATATTGTTGCTTTGTGGTAATGGTCACATCATGATTACTTTTATAATAAAAGTTTCCCTTCTTTTTGACTTTAAATTCAATCGGTAAGTCGATTAAATAGGTGCCAATACAGCGTGTTGCGCTATTTTTTAATAACTCATTTACTTGTTGTTGTTGTGTTGGTGATAATTTAGTCATACGAATATCCTTATGAAATATCTGACAACTGGTTAATACGGTTAGCGCGAATAGACCTGCAATAAAACCGAAATAATATTTATAAAATTTAGTTAAATTAATCATTTATTTTTACCTTATACATAATGTCAACAATGGCTCGAAGGGTGAATTCTCGACTGTAGCGCACCAGTTAAAACAAAAAACGGATTCGCTCAACATAAAAACCTAGTTTATTATTGAGTTGAGCGAATTTTATATTAAATTGAATCGTTTTTGTGAATGTAATTAGCGTGCATTACACAACTAAATGCCGGCTCCTTAACCTCATCAATAATTGAATCATCAAAATTATCTGATACATCAATAGCGATTTTCAGCGCTTCATTTTCATCGCTCGCCCAGATAACAATGCTATCATATCCTTCGGTAACTGTTTTTTGTGAAATCACCTTATATAACTTTAACTTCATTTTATCTCCTTTATTACGGTTTTTGGGGAAATACAGCGTTGATATCAGACGCATCAACACGCGTTAATAATATTCGATATTTTTTCCATTGTTTTAGCTGTGCTTCTTCATTCGCTTCTTGCATGTCTAAATCAATGATATCTTGAAGTACCGCTATTTTTTCGTTAGCTTCATTGATTAATGAGTTTTTTAAATTTTGATTGTTTTTGATGAGATGTTCATTTTTTGCATCTTCATCTAAAACCCATTTCTTGCCGTCCCATTTACAGAATTCGAATGGCTCAAGTAATGTAAAACCATCACGAATTTTACCGAGATAATCAACTGTGCTTGATTCTTTCGTTTTTGTGTTATATACCGTTTTTTCTCGATTATCTTCAACTAAGACCCATTCCCCATTTTGCTCACACGGATAAAATCCATTCTTAAATTCTGGTTTAATGCGTAATGCATTATCTGGCGGTAATGTGTCATTATTCGCGTCCAATTCATGCGTAAATGGTCTTAACTCATTTGTGTTATCAAAATAATAATTAATCATATTAAACTCCAAGATAAATTACTGGTGTCATACCAATATTAACGGGTCTATTTTCGTGAGCAGTCGGCACTACGCGTGATGCATCAAAATTAAATACAACGTGACTACCCGTGTTGTTCCCTGCATATGCTGGCGATATAGTGTTTGAGTGATAAAATGCTTCGCTATCATTTAATGACGAAACAACCACATTACCAATTGAGCCTTTGATATTACGAATCGCATCATTTTCCCACGAACCAACCTGCCTGCTGCCGCCGTTTACTGCACGCTCAAAAAAGCCGCGGCCGTCTGGTGCAAACGCCGTGGGTACATTAATGTACTGCCTACCGTTAATTGTTTTTATCGCGATATTGTGATCTCTTTTGTAGTTAGCAGATAAACCATTTAAAGCTCGCCCCTGCGGCGAATCTAAAAGAAAGTTGTCGCCGTTGCGAAAATACCAACCGAACGGCAACTCTTCGTGTCGAAACGGCATCATACGCTGATCGCCAAGGGGAATGTATTTATTAATATTTGCTGTCGTGATTGCCTCATACCACGTTTGTTTACCGGCTTGCGTATCACAACGATAATAAATTCGTGGCTCTTTCGAGTTAACAACTGATAATTGTTCAACTTTCCAAGCTGTGTTATTACTAGGATATGCTAATAATGTCGCTGTGCTATTACCGGCAAGTTGCAAATCTGAAAAATCTGTCGTTCTACATTGATAAAATCCGCCCTCCAAATGATCATTAAAATTATTAGCAATAGCACCCGTCGATGAGCCGATACCGTAATCCCCAGCTTTTAAAACTGAGTGACCGTTAATTGCAACATCATCAACGTTTTCAAAACGCCAAGTATTACCGTTTGCTGCGTATCGTAATTTGTTTGTCCACGTGTTTGATTTAGCGTCATAAAATGCGTATATAAAACTATCACCTGATGGTCGTAGCACAAGTTCATTTCCGTTTTCATGCAAAAATTTTATTCCGTACGATCTTGATGAAAATGTAATTTGGCCGCTAATATCATCGCCTGATTTTTTCACTGCATTTGATGCTAAAGCATAAACCTTTTTTACAGCCAATGGGGTCGCAGCTTCGGTTTCTGATGTGCTGTTAATTGATGAGTTGAATTTTATAGTTTTCTGATTTTTACTGATAATACTTTTAATCGCACTCGACAGCTGATTAAGCTTACTTTTATCAGGAGTTATACTGCCATCACTTAGCACGTTTAATAATTCTGCTTGCACGATGTTAAACCAGTCAGCGCCTGGGTAGCTTGGTGGTGTCTGTGCGTCACCTTCGGTGAACCATTTTGCTTGGCGCGATAAAGTTTGCTTTATTTCGGGCATTACATCGATGCCGCTATTGTTATCCAAGTGAAACATTAGACTTCCTCGTAAATTAAATTGATATGGGCGGGTTTGTAGCGCTCTAGTAAACACTGCAAATCACCGTAATCATTGATTTTTAGATATGTTTTTACGTTATCTAATACAGTCATGTAATGCGATGCATAATTAAAAACTTTAACGTATGCAATCCACCAGTTGTGCCATGGGTGCAGTGGGTAGTTAATGTCGCGCATACAGTGATGCGGGTATCTATCTATAACCTCGATTGTGTAACCACGATCTGCAGCAATTTTTTCCAGAAATTTTGAGCACAGCGATGGCGTCATTTTTATTTTTGCCGATAGCGCTTGGTGACGCATTTCAATAGTTGCGGTTTCGTCAGTTGTGCAGTCCGGTAGTCCGGCAAACTCTTCCCACTCTTTTAGTAGTGACATTGCATCGCTAGGAATAACTTCCTTTAGTAGCAACTCTGCTGTTGATTCAACGCGTGAAAATTCATAACCAAACCCAAGCTGCAGTTTCGCATTTTCGCTATCTGGTTCTTTATTCCACGCATAACCCGATGGTAGCAACTGTAGGCCTGCATTTTGATAATCTTTGGGTGTCATAGCCATGTCACATCACCCAGTACAATCAATTCGTCGCTTGATGCTTCGATATCAGTCGTTAGATTAATTTGATGGTCGATAACATCTTTAGCATTTGATACTGCAGCACGAATATGCGAAAGATACACCTTTTCACCTAGCTGCGACTTATGTAGTAATTCAACTAATGCGCTGTAAACTGCCGTGCGTGTCTCAGGTGTGTCAGGGAACAATCTAATCTGCGGATTGATAGCTTTTAACACCGGTGCTTTTACAATTAACTCTGCAGCTGGCGGCTTACCTTCAAATTGATTAGTAACTGGATTGATGTGCCCGTTGATATACTCACGCACTCGGTTTAAGTCATCGCTAGATGGTAAGATATTTGCTTGTTCATCAAGCACAAACACCACGGTTACATAATTACAGTAGAGAGGTGCAGGGATACACCACGCCCGCGTAACACCAGCGCATTCGCGTGCCCACCTGATATAATCACATTTGTTGCCGCCGGACGGCGGATACTGAACACGAAACAGTAAACGAGCGCGTAGCGAGCTAATGCTTTCAATATCAGCACCGCCCGTCATCCCTGCAGTACTTAATGTAGCTTTGCTTTCAACGTTGGCAACGGGTGAAATTAATTCAAATTCGATGCCGCCAGCCGCGTTGCCGGTCGCGCCTTCATCAACGGCAATAACGTCGACCGCCGTGGTTCCTGCGTTCAATAACTTAGATTGACTGCATTCAATAACTAACCCTGAGCCTGTTTGCCACTGAGTGCCCGCGGTGATAGCTGTATCACCTCGAACCGTTAACATTAATTGACCGCTAGCCTTATTTGGCATCTTTCGTTGGATACCCCAAAATTGACAAAACAACAACAAAATCTCATCGTCAGCAAGATGTGGCACAATTTGCCTTGATATCCACCCCAAAAATTCATAAAGTCCATTAGTTTGCCCAGCATGTGCCATTGCAATTGCATCAATTAATAATGAGCGAACACCAACAGCGTTAAAATCACCTTTAGCGCGCTTAATTAATTCTGTTAATTTTGGCGGTGTGTATGACATTTAAACCCCATTTAAATATTATTTAAAGTCGCAGTAAAAGAATATTCCGGCACATCCTTGCTGTTTAATAAAACAGGGCGAACAGTTAACATTAAAACGCCATTTGACGGGTTTGCTGCTACAACTGTTACAGATTTAATTAAACGTTCTTTAATCATCCATTGTAGTGACTCTTCAGCATATTCTTGCGCGCGTTTTAACACTGATGGCAATTGTTTTTCACGACTTAGCAGCCATAGTCGAGAACCAATTTTTTTATCGCTGAATGAATCACCCCACCAACCACGCTTGTCTGTGCTACCATCCGGTAAAGTGTCATCATCATGCGCACGCGCATCAGTAAACAATGATGCGATAATATTGGTTAACACCTCGTTACCGTTGATATAATCGATATCTGCAGTGTGTTTGTTCCATGTTAATTGCATTTATCCTGCCTGCGGTTTTGATGTTGTTGAGCCACATTTTTCGCAATAGTGAACATGATTTAAAAAACTAATATCACTACTGATATGATCTGCAGCCGTGCTTGTTCCTGATGCCTTACTGTCACCGCCAATAATATCAACGTTGCCCGTAAATTGGGTTTGTGGTGTTTCAAACAAAATTTTTTCATCAGCTTTTGCGTGAAGGTTTTTACAAACTAGATTTACAAGTTGCTCTTCAGTTAATAATAAATAGTGACCATCTAAGTGATAGAGTGCGCTATCACCGCTTTTCAGGTCTTTTAATCGCGATGATTTACTATCAACAACCACCGCTACAAGATGCTGCCTTTTACCCCCAACAGACAAAACGATCGCTTCTGAACCGACTGGCGGCACCGATGTGTGCCCGTAATTTTGAAATCGTTCGACATCATCAGCCGTTTCACCGTCGAGTAAATTGATTTGCATATTTTGTTGTTTGAGTGAGTCGGTAACAATATTGACAACTGCGCGTGATACTAATAACTGTATTTTTCGTTGAAGTTGTTTAAACATTGCTATCTCCAAATCGTACTATTTCTTTTCTCTGGCTCAGCTGGTGCAAGAAACCCATCGCGCGACATTAGCAGTAATTTTGTTGTTATACCGTCATCATTACCAATACCGAATTCAGTCTCAACAATTAGCAACTCTTCAGCAAACAGGTCATAAATTTCAGCTGTTAAAAAGACCTGATGATTTGGTAACCATAAATTGATATCATCATATAGCCAACCCTGCGCCGTTACGCTAATAGGCTGACTATGTGCTGCGGCTCTTCGGCGTTCCCAGTCGCCACGTACAGCTGCATTTTTTTTGTTGATATTGTCATCTGACATGATGATAGTAGGGCGATAGCGTGTAATCGACTCATCAGTTACATTTGCATAAACCGCTGTTGATTGCACTGCTGTTTGAGTCTCGCCCCAAATCGCCCCGCCCGCAGAATCACCCAGAACGCGATACAGACTGAATCTATCGCGCCATGAGCGTGTTATACTTAAATTTTTGATATTATCGCCGAGCGTTAGTATTGCTATATTTTTTTCACCTGCGCTTGTGAATACCAGATTGCCGTAAACATCACTTGTCATGAGTATGCCGCGTTGGCGTGCAGCACGTGCCAGTATTTCAAAAACGGTCTCGCTCGGCTCTATTTGCATCCACCTAAAAGGTTCGCTTGCCTTACTGTCGTTCACATCCCAGATGACATCAATACCGAATGGCCTACATAAATCTTCGGCAATTTTTTGAAGTGACGCATTACGCCAGCGTCCTGACGCGTGAATTGCTGCGCAATCAATTAAATCAGCCGTTTTATCGCGACCGATAACCGTGATTGTGTGCTCTATATCACTAATATCAATGACAACTTCATCAATATAGCCCGTAATAACTCGATTGCTATTAATTTCAACATAACACTCAGCACCTGCTTTTATATCGCCGTCATTAACATCAGTTTTTGACGTAAGTTGCAAATTAAAAGAGCCACTCATGTCTTCTATACTGCGAGTTATACGCACATCAGTCCAGCCACTGTATATCAGCTGACCAACATATAATTCAACAATCGGCCTATCCATTATTGATTACCTCGTAATTTTTACCACCCATTGAAAACGTTGGATGTTTTAAATTATTTCTACGTGTAAATTGTCCAACTGGTACAGCGTTACCTGTCTCACGGTAGAGCATGACAAGAGCTGGCTCTGTTTGTTGTGCAGCGATAATTTTTCCAGCCGGCAATTTAGTTGATAGCTTTTCTAATTGAGTAACAAATGCATGCTTAACATCTTTTAATGCTCGTGCTGTTTGATACCAGTACATATCACTACTAGCAATAATGAGCGCTTGCAGCTTATCGCCGTGATTTTTGATTGCTTGCTTGCAATCGTCATAAGTCACAATCGCTTCAGATTGATTTTTTTTAACTGCTGCTGTTGCGTCTTGAATCACTGCTTTTGCGACTTCTGTAGCGATAATTACATCAACAAGCATTTGTAATGACTTTGTTACGTCATTTTTTTGTTTTGTCTCAGTTGCATTTTTAATATTCAATTCAACAGATTCGAATATTTGCGCTATTCCCACATTTAAATCGCTTAACAGCGGAGTAGGCGAGGTTGCGGTTTTTTGTTCCCTGCTTTGCTTTTGTGTTACTGGCGCATTAGCTGGGTTTGTTGATTTATTGATTTTCTTTTGCTTGTTATCGTTGCGTAAATCACTTATACCGCCGAGCAAATCACGCAATTCCCTAGCTGTTTTTTGGGGTGCTTTAAATAAGTTCTTTAGACTTGCTTTATATGAAGCTGCTTTACCCAATAGTGATGACAACCCCGAACCGCTAGCAACGCCACGAATCGCACCGGTAATGCCGTTTGCTATTGCTTCGCCAAATTCCATGCAATCCTCAATGAATGATATTGCGTCACTAACAGTATCGAAAATAGATACAAAATCATTAACAATATCAGCACCCAGAATGTCGGACAGAACCCCCATAATTGATAAGCCATCTTCATCAACGACAGGGGATTCTTCATCTGTGTCAGGCGTGAATGTTATTGTAAAATAGACAACACGCTGCTCGCTTGCGACAGTTCGGGAGCTCCACTGCTCAATATAGACTAATTGCGTTTTGTAATCTGGATGCTGTAACTCACCAGATTCCGGATTATCTAACGCATCAATTAATGCATCAGCTTGCTCTTTACAGTTATTGCCAACAACAACTGCATTGATTGTTGTTGATGCTGCACTACGCCCCATATTTTCGATTTTACCAACATCGCGCAGTGGGTATTCATGCTTAATTAATCGATTACCGCCGCTGCGCTCTGCGTTATCGATAATATAAAATGACACACCACGAAAAGAGCCTTTTCCCGTAGCTTTGGCGCCAAAGCTTTTTAAAAAATCCAGCATCAATACATACCTCCGCCGCGGCCGTACGTCTTACCTGTATTTACAACAATATCTGTATCTGCCGCGCTAATTGATTTTGTTTTAACTGTCAAGCCATCGGATGATTCGATTTTTAAAACAATTTCTGATTTTTCGGTTAACGAAGGGGGGGTCCCCTTTATTGTTTGCTGTTCATGCTTTGCATTAACGCCAAACGGTAGACGTATTGCTTCGCCTATTTTCTCCATCGCACCACTCAATGACTCGCTCACTTCCGTTATCGCATTATTCAGTGTCTTTCCGACGTTTTGCATGCTGTTATCAAGCGCGGGGCTTACAGAGCCCAACCAGCTTTGAGTATTTCCATCATCATAAAATGATTCGGGTTCATTCTCTGTTCGTTTTACATACTCAAATAACTGTTTACGTTTATCGTCATCAGGCAAGTCTTTAACTTTGTCTTCTGTTAATCGTGATGCTTCATAGATTTGCTGTGTTAGCGCAAATTGCTTTAACAGGTTGCCGCCCAGAGGATTTATTCCACCTGAGTTGCCATTGCCTCCAAAACCTCTACCGCCTTTCTGTTCATCCCAATTTGTCACATAAACAGGTGTCGCATCCGCCGATGATATTGCTGAATCCACAGCATTCCCCAGCTTACCCTTGCCTCCACTTAGCACGTTTTTAATGCTCTTGTAGCCTCGATACGCATAACGTGCCGCAATTGCTCCGCCGATGATTTTTGCGCCCGTTTCTAGCTTGCTGGTGTACTCATCTAATTGCTCAGGTGTGAGCGAGTTAATTGCATCTGCCAGCTCTTGGATTGGTTTTGCAAGTTTAAGCTGCGCCCATCTCTCACCAGCATTTGTAAGTGAAGTCAATGCACCGTTAAAAGTGTTGATGTTTTTTGATGCTTTTTCTTCAAGCAACCCGTCCTCAATTTTTACACCGCCAAGGAGTTTTTGCTGTTGCTCTGAATCAGCAAATGCTTTTGTTGTTTTTATTAAATTCTCAGGAAAAATGGTTTTTAAATTATGATCCTTAAATTTTGCACGATTACCTATTTCTAACAGAAGTTGCGCAGGGTCTTTAAATTGAGTTTTATCTTTGTCGCTATAGACATTAATACCATTATCCCGCAAAACTCTTTGAACCTGCTTATCCTTAATTGATTTGCCGAACGATTGCATTGCAGCAGCTGCATCAGCACTATTACCAATATATGAGTCGCTTAAACGCTGAATTGCCAGCATTTGCATCAACTGCTCTGGTGATTGCCACTGAGTATCTTTTGTTAACTCAATCATGCCAGCTAACTGCTCTTTGATATCGCCCGTGCCAATCTTTGATGCTGATGCAACACCGTTAAATAATTTATTAATATTGTCAGATGTAAAACCTTTATTCATTAATTGTGCAACATGCGCACCGGCTTCATCTGCATTTAGCCCAAGACCTTTTATAGCTTTAGCAATATTATCAACATTACTGATACTGCCCGATACATCGTTAGTACGTTCTAGCATCTTGTCTAATGCTGTAATTACATCGCTGTACGGCATTTTGTATGCTGCACCAGTTGCGTACACAGTATTTAAAAAGTCGTCAGATTGTTCAGCAGTAAGATTGTAACGCGTGCCAAGTTCTGTGAGCTGCTGCTGCCAGTCGCCAACCCTTTTTGCGGCCATGACTAAACCGCCGCCCGTTGCAAACCCGACAAATTTATTGTCAAATTTATCTAAAATTTTATTAGATGCGGACATTGCAGATGACATTAAACGCATAGAGCGAGAGCCGCTCTTGCCCATTTGCGATATCGCAGAGCCAAACGATTTTGCTTTTTGAGCAACATTACCCGTAAGGTTCACAACAAAATTTGCTTTATTCTCTGCTGTCATTTTTAAATGTCCAAGTTAAGTATCTATAAAAACGGTCGAGTGGCAATTTTAAAACCCATTCTGGGCTTGCGTTAATTCGAGCGCTAAGCGATAGCGCCGCTCGTTCGAGCTTACGAACGAGCATGAGCTTATCGCCCCTCTGCGCTATTTTCAGCCACCTCATCGATTATCGGATTGTTTAGCTCGTTATACTTTTTTCTAAGCAAGTCATAATCAACAATTGATAATGATTTAAGTTGCCCCATTGATAGCGGGCCATCTAAATCCCCAATTTTTGCAACACTGCGACGATATAACTCGGCTGACATAACAGCAGAGCTTGCAATTAACTGATGCCCTTGCGCTGTCAACTTAACTTGCTCTGCAGCGACTTCGCTATCAAGCAAGTCGCCCGTTGTTATTTTGCGCAGAGTTAACTCTGTAATACGCTCATCACCAACAAGCAAACCATCTTTTAATTTAATTTGCATTTAAATCCCCTTAAATCTCTTTCGCTTCGCATGATGTAAAGCCGCATGTAATATTACCCTCGCCGTTAACGCTAGCGTTACCATTTGCCCACGAGTTTGGCATCAGCCATTGTTTACCCGCGTCAGGGATAAATGTGATAGTCACATCCGTCATATTATTTAGATCAGCGATTGACGTGTTAGCACTATTCGGAATAGTCATATTAATCGTTGCTTCAACCGGTGTTTGATTAAACCCGTAAACCCGCGCACCCTTAACTGGCTGGCGCGTAAACCCACCTGTTGTAAATGTTGCACCAGTTAATGATTCGATTTCTCGACCGTTAACTCTAATAATAGCTGTACCTTGATATTGCATAATTAACCCTCGTTATAGTAAAAATTGAATTGAATGTGCGTAAATGCGGAACTGATTAACTAAATCGTCATTACTGAGCACGTTAATGCGATTTCTATCATTTGCATCACGCTCGACAATCAACGATTCTTTATATGCATCAAAATTCTCAAGCAATCCCATTGCTTCAAGCTCTGTAAATAACGCAATCAATTCAGCCCGAATAGTTGCCGGTGTTGCAATCGGTTGACCGACACCAAAACGCGTACCATCATCGGCCAACTTGTGACGCGGAAATTTTTGCGTAATACGGGCGCGTATTGCGTAACGTATATATGACAACGTTTTAATTGTTTCGACATCTAAATAACTGACATCTTCAACGTTATACTTATTTACGCGATACATTGTGATAACACGGTCTAGCTGAACTTTGCCATTTGCATTGACGTTATAAGCACTTAATCCATCAAACAAGTGCAAATTGCGCTCATTCCACTGCCATCTGTCAGCAATTGCTGGCGGCTTAATACCCGTTAACTCTAATGTCTGCACTGGTCGCGCTGGGTCGATATTTAACGCATAAGTACAAACCGCAGCATTGACAGATGCCCAAATATACGGCGGTTCTGGCGATATGCTTGTGGGTATGCATGTAAATAAATAATCATTGCGCGCTAACGCAAATGTGCTAGCTTGCGCGTGCGTGCCTCTATACGCAATCCAACATAACCCGTCAATTTGACGAAGACCGCTCCACCTTGATTGCAATTCCTCACTCAATAAGTTCAAGTTAGCGGTATCAGTGAACGGGTTAATAATGTCTGTCCACCACGTATCACCCAAAGCAGCAATAGCTTGCGACACATCTGGATTACCCACACCGCCGGTCATTTTTGAAATATCAATAGCAACGCCGGTTGGCAGGGTTTCACCTGCATAATAATTAATGCGAACATCAATATCATTACCTGTTATACCGCCCCAGCGACATGTTAGCACTACATCCACGCCCGACGAACTTGCGGTAACTGGTAGTAATGTATTAGCATTAATTGTTGCAGTAATTTTATTTGCAATTGTTGTTGCGGTTTCGTTTTGACGAACAGTAATGGGGATTGACACACCCGCAATCATTAATGCAACCTGACCAGCAACGCTACATGTGCCAGTAACTGTGATTTTACCTGTTGCGCGTACGGAGTCATCAGTATCATCTAGTGCTAGTGCATACAAGTCCGCATATGGATTTGCGTGTAAAAATGCCTTTAACATTTCAGCTAGCATCGAGCCTCGACCGAATGCTGCCTCGGCTTGCTCTTTACGAGTAATACGCGTCGGCTCTCCCGCATTAACCTTGCCGTTTGGTAGACGCAACCCTAACACTATGGTTTTATTATTTTTAACCGGTGTGCCCGTAATCGCTTGCGAGTTATCAAACTCAACATAAGTAAGTGGTACGCGCACCGTATTTGGTATTGTGTTAAATGAAACTGCCATTATTCAGCTCCTTTGCTTTTCTTCTTTGCTTGCTCAACGACTTCGATGTCGCCATCGTTCAATCTGCGAAGCCAATAACTATTTTTTGGTTTTAACTCACCGCTTTCAGCCAGTGGATCTAATGTCTCGGGGTCACGAACTGTGACGCCGCTAACGGGTTTAATAAAAAATTCAGTCATTATTATTGTCCTGTGGCAATGTATTTAATGATTCCCAGCTAGGGGTTACTGATATAAATTTATGATAGTAAGTAATAAAATCATCGATTGTGTGCTGCTCATCATCAGCAGGTAGCGGCATATCAACAATGAAATAGAGACCATATACGAATAGCCCACGTTTTGCAGATAAATCGCTAAATAGATTTGCAGATTGACTAAATTGCATTGCACGAGCTGCACAATTGAATCGCCGATTGTTTAGTAGCTTTATTAGATAGTCATGTATTAGAAATGCTTTTTCTGGCTCAATTCTGACACCATTAAGCACGTTGACAGAAACAAACAACGCCCATGTCTGCTTAACACAATAACGTAAATCACTGGGCGAATTACCAATAAATGCTACATAAACAGCCGGCGCTACTTTCAAAAGCGTACGCATTGTCTCGTCAGTCCATGCTCCACCCAATGCTTCTACTGTCTTAATTTCACCCGCAAAATGATTTTTAATACAATCAATCAGCTCTTTTTCAAGTGCAGCGGTTGGTGATAACTGGTTCATCAGATAAATCCTTTCGAACGACTGCGTGCCCAAACACTGCCGGCGCTAGTAACTACTGCAACATCACAGACCTCTGCAAGCTTTGAGTTATCAACAGATAACCCTAAGCTAATTTGCCCTGCAGCCACTTTCTCTAAAAAGCGAATGATGTCATCTTTATCTTTTTCGGCTTTTTCAGTGGCAACACTATCCGATAGATTGTAATACGCCAGCACACAAACAGCGCGAACCAGTACAGCAGGCACCTTATCAACAGGTAAAGTAATACGGCCGCTGATATAGCCGTCAATTGCTGCAGATGCGTCAAGAATTGCATTACTAATAATTTGCTCACGAGTTTGTAATGGCTCACCAGTTTCGTCATCAATATCAACTTTACTATCAGCTAGCTGGTTAATAGCTGTTTTGCCGTACCTGTTATACATATCCTGCGCTGTTGCGTACATCCTTTTACTCCTTGGTTTGTGACGCTGTTATTGCCTCGGTAACGTCATCTTTAGTTAATTCAGCATTACCTGTTACTTCGCGCCATTTTGTGATTTTTGGTGAGCCATCTCTATTGAAATAAACAGACTCATCACTCTCGGCTAAGGCAACCACAACTGCTTGAGATAGCTCAAGATGTGATTTAGGAGCTTCCGGAGTTTTAGCGCCACTTTCGCCATTTGCTCCGTTAGTTTCTTCAGTATTTCCTTTTCCACCGGTTTCATCTGCACCCAAACCCGAATTACTAGCAGAGCTACCAGTGCCGCCATTATCGCTAGAATCTTCATTTAATTTTTCCACCTCGATTGTCACAGTTAGCGCAGAATCAGCTTGCAGCATTTTGATTTGTTCTGCCGTTAGGTCTGAAAACGCATTCTTGCCCTTTGCGAGTGTTAGACCAGCTCGACGATAACCGTTATGTCGATTGTTGATAACTTCAATTTTTTGTTCCATTTTTTTACCTATTTAGTCGGTTTAGTTAACGGCATTTCAGCCGTTAACGCTAATTAAATCAAAGCAGCAACTAACCCAGATAATCTGCAACAACAAGCTCAAGACGATCTTGCAACTCGTTATCAACAGTTGCGCCTTGTTCTACAGTCAGACCACGTTTAAGCGCTTTCGTTGCTGCTTGTTCTAGCGAAGTTGGTACTACTAGGTGTGTCGGTTTAATACCTAATTTCTTATCACCATCACCACGAATTGCTCGCATATTTTCAATAGCTCGCCAAATATTATCGCCATTCAACGGCGCTTTAACTGCATACGCTAGCTGCCAAAACGAATACCCCGCCACGCAACGAGAGTCGACACCAAACCGCAACTCTTTACGCATAAATAGTGCTTCGTCTTTATCATCACTCATAATGATAAGATTTGGCTGTTGGCGTTCTTGGAAAATAAGTGGCTTAATCACACGGGAACAATCTAGAACGTACCAAGGTTGACCGGTATAATTAGGATCTTCTAGCACATTACTCACGCTAACTACGCCACCAGAGCCATCAACTTCTTTGTAAACTGGGTGGTCTGTATCAAAAAAATTCTGACCGTCATAACAGAGCGTAGTAAATCCTTTTGTCAATGCCGCAAAAACCAGCTCGTCGGGCAAGTTTGCTGCCGAATTTCCCATTTCTTCGAACATCATGCTATACACTCCGACTTCATCATCTGCGATAGCATTTTTTGGAACAACGACAGTGCCCTCGTAGTCATCATTTGTTAACTGATAACCGTGCTCTTTCATGCTTTTCAGTACGCGCTCACCAATCCATTTGCGCATTGCCGGAAAATCACCGAGCCACCCGTAAGTTGTTGAACGTGATGTGCTGGGTGCAACAGTTGCAACTTTGGCATATTGATGTTCAGCTCCAGACAAGCCTTTTTGAAAATCACCTTTCCACGCTGTAAATAAATTTTGTACCAGTTCATTAGTTACAATAGCCATTATTTTGCTGCTCCTTTTTTACGTTTTTGAAATTCAGCTTCAGTGATACCGAGCAATCGCGCTGCTTCTTTTTCACTAGCAGACAGTACTGCGGTATTAGCTTGTTGCTTAACTGGTTTATCAACCGATTTAGTTTGTTTTGCTGACAGCGATGCGATAGGGGGAATCGCATTAATCGCTGCTGATAGTGCTGCCACACCATACTTACGCCCAACAGCGGTTAGATAGCCAACGTTAGCATTTGTCACTTGCCCGCGACGTCGCCCGCGTTGCAGCAACTCATTAATCCCCGAGCTACCCGCACTTGCACAAAGTGCCGCGTGACGAGCGGAAAGTCGTTGATATGCCGAAACGGGCACTGCTTTTCTTAAATCAATACCGTTTAGTGCTGCTTCTTCAACGATAATTTCTGCCTCTTCAATTTCGCTGAGCGAGCTATCAACAACATCAACAATCTCGGTGATAGCAGATTCAGTTGTTGTTGCGCTTTCTAGTGCGTTGCTTACATCAACGGCGGCCTTTGATGCTTCCATTAACGCATTCAACTTTTCAGTAGCTTTGTTTGCAAACTCTGTTATGTTTTCATCATTTAATTCAGTTGAATCATCAGTGCCCAAAACACCGAGCTGCACCAGAATGCGTCTTAATGCTTCATTCATTTTTATTTCCTTTTGTTCATCTTCGTTAAAAAATTCAGCCGCTAGCGCAACTAACGATTTAATTTCAAGCAAAGCCGGATCGTTAGTTATTGCCGCCATCCGCAAATAAAGTGGATGCCCTTTTTCGTCGTACGGAAAAACAGCGGATAAGTCATTAAATTGCTCGCTTGCAATTTCAGACTCAGCGATAGGAGTCCATTTCGGACGTATGTATATGCCGTCAGGTCTCCATTGTATGTCTTGTGACGGGTTAACAATTCGCCCAGCAGCGGGCGCTTTTTGCCCATTTTCATTTTTGTAAAGCGTTTGGTGGTCGTAATCGATAAGAATCGGCTTACCCTTACTTTCATCGATTGTGCGTTGAATGAATGCAGTAGCTATGTTTTCATCTAAAAACCAGCAGCCACTTTCGACATCAAACGGGCGACCATCGCGGGCTTTAAATTCGCCTGCCGGTAGTAATTGATACCAACCATCACCAGCCGCATTTAATGTTGCTGATAAAATGGCAATCTTGTTTTTGTTGAGTGTGTTTTTCGTTTTCATGCCGCTAGATTAACGGCTAGGAAAATTTATTGGGTTTGTGGCGTTTCAAACATTTTTAAGGAAGAAAACAAATAAGAAATAAAAAGAGGGGAGGAAAGCGAGAATTAAACCCGTTTAAAACACGTTTAAAAACGTCTAGAATCATTTAAATATTTTTACATGCAATACTTATCATCTTTGGCTATTAATCGCGTTAGAGAGCGTTACATTAATTATATCGATAATATCTCTAATACCGTATTGAGATAACCCCATATAAGGGCGTGCAGGAACGGATGCAGGCGCCACTGGCATATCTGGCGTACCGCCCAGCTGATGAATTGCCGCGTAAACTTTGTTTGAACCAATAACCGCACTGACAGCATCAAAATCAGTAGTTAATGACATTGCCAAACCGCCCATTGTTCTATTTAGCATTTTACCGGTCAGTCCTTTGGCTGTTAACTTGGCAGCATAATTTGGCGTAAGTTGTTGCCACTGTCTGCCGGTTGTAGGGTCGGCTTCCTTTTGAAAAGCGTCATCAGCCTCACTTGCTAGCACGGCAGCAATGCCGCGAGTAATGGGCGTCATGTCTGCGCCAAGACCTTGCAAGCGTTTTATACTGGCTTGGATTGCTTCATCACTGAACTTATAATCTATTTGCATAATATTTAATCTTGTTTTATAGTTATCACTAAGCTGTGTACGGATAATGGTAATTCGGCATAAGCGCTCAGCGCCACATGTTTATGTGGGTTCAACTCCCACCACAGCAATAAGCCCTGCATGTCAGGGCTTTATTTATATCCCGCCCTTGAGTACAGCATACAGCCCACCTTTTACGCTCTTTTGCAAATCAACTATGCTAGCTTTGTATGCGTTAATTACGATATCAAGCGCGTCTTTCTGCCCCTTCAAATTATATGGCGCATTAATAACAATTTTCATTGTGTCGCTACCTTTAGCTATATAAAGCAAATTATTCTTTTGCTTATCCCACAGCACAGCTTGTGCATCAGCAATCAATTTAGGTAATGATTGATAATCTTTTAGAGTTAATTTAACGCCGGTTTTTTCATGCTTTAGGCTGTCAGCATGCAATATATTTTTTTCACTCACAGCAAATAATCTGGCTGGCTCAATCCCTGATATTTTTTTGACTTGCTCTGCAATATCATCAGTCATAAAACCTAATGGTTGCAATGCGTTACTCGCTCGCCTTGTTGTTAAAATATTGCCGACCCACTCGGCAAATGCATCATGACGTGCAGGCGCATTATTTAATGATTGAATAACCTGCTGACGTAGTTTTCTGTTTTGTAATGTTGTAAGTTTTTTGGCAATATTGATATCCGAACCCATGGCAGCACTACCAACATTACCCGACCAGCCGGCATCAGTTCGCATTGTTTGATTGCCTGATTTAAACTGTGTCACTTCAGATTGATACGCCTTACCCGTTGCATCATCAGTGCCGGTACTGACTTCATACGTTTCTAATTTCCCTTTACTTGACTCAACAGTTAACCCCTCACGCTCAACTTGGGCCTTAGTTAATGCACGAACACGGCAACGACACCCCCAGCCGTTGGGTGGGTAGAGCTTTTGCCAGATAGGATCGTCATATCTGAATACTTTTAAATGCAATGCGGCATGAGCTGCCCGTGTTCTATTATCCATGGTTGCAATATATTGCCAATAGGGATGCGTTTCGCTACTAGCTAATTGTTGCTGATAACGGCCTGCCTGATACGCAGTAGCAAGATTTGTGCGGTAGATAGTACTTAGTCGCCTTGGGCTGCCGAGCTGTATTTCTTTTGCATTACCATCACTATCAACATTAATCTGCTTACCCCACCAGCCGAGCTTTTGAAGAACGGGCGTTAAATTCTTTTTAAACTCTCTTTCTGTTATTCCCATTGCTAGCGCTCTATCAAGCTCTAATTGAATAGATTCAAGCACATCAAGCGAGGTTGCCTTTGCAACCGTGAATGCTTGAGCGTGTGCTTGTGTTGACATTTCTTGCCAGTTCCATGTGATTTTATAACCTTTGGAGCGAAAGTAATCGACCGCAAGCTTAGGCTCTAACTTCATCGCATACCCCAGATCCACATCAAGCATTTAATCGCCCCCACAGTTGCGCAACAAAGATGCCACGGGCAATCATATCTTGAAGTTGCTCACTATCTAAATCACTGTACAGATTTTCAATTTTATTTTTAGCTGTTGCTAAATCGTTTTGCATAATAATATCAACAATCGGCTTTAAAACGGGGTCGATCGTCTGCTGCCAGTCATTACCAGTAATTGCAGCAGGAGCTGCTTTTAACGGGTCGACCTCTTGACTAGCATTTAATGTTGCAAACCCTTTGGGGTTTTTAGCACTTAAAAATGCGGGCACTTGTGGTTCAGCTGCTTTAAGAATGTCGTCATCTTCAGAAGCTATCGGAATTTGTAACTTATCATGCACCCACGCCGTTGATATTTTCATGCCCATATTGACCAAGGTCGGCAAATTGCTGGCGTAGGTAGTCAAATCCTCGGGCTCACTTAAATCAAACTCAAAACGAGGGTGACGATTCGGATCGCTAAACGATTTACCGTTTAACATGTACAGTGGCATAATTAAATCACGAGTTAGCGTTGCAGCTAGCTGCTTAGCATCACTATCACGAACCTCAAAACGCACTTCGTTATGCACGTTCCCCAGTGCTTGTGAGCCAACACTACCGGCTTGGCTGGTTAGAGTTCCACCAAGTATTGCTTTAGACATACTAAGCTCAGCCCAGTTAACCATCGCAACGAACGGCTCTGCACCACCTTCAGCCGCACTTTTAAAATCCAGCTCCATGCCCGTTGGGATGATGCCGCCAGCATTATGCCCAATTTGCATCACAGCTTGTAATAGCGTGTTTTTTTCGTTATCAGTAGCACCGGATGGGTACTTACCCACACGAATCGGTAGTCCATAAATTTCAATAAACTCAGCTAAATCGCGTATTGAATAGTTTTTAAAAATAAATGGCCAAACTAGGGTGCGAATCAATCCGATTCGTGATAAATAACCGCTTTTGGATTTTGCAGTGTGAAATATCCAATTAAAGGGAGCAAGCTCTTGCCCTTCATGTGAACCATCACGTAATCGCAGCTCATTCTTATTGTCAGGATGACACTGAAACCAACTCTGATCACGATACTCAATACCCGTTGGCAGCATTAATCCATCCACCTGCTCCCAGCCAGTAAACTCCTGACAGCTAAATCCCTTCAAAATTGCATCGGTTGCATCATAGACACAATCGTCAAACCACGTAAAAGACTCTATAATTTCCGTGAGCAACTCCGCATCTCGTTGCTCTGCATCAGTTGCACGGGGCGGGGGGACTATATGCCAATTTAAACCCTGCACCGCTCGACGCCGCTTACCTAATTCAGATTGCAAGTGCGTGTCCTTTTCTTCCATATCTTCCGCTAACTCGCATTGCGGGTACAATGTACCACGCTCCGCCTCTAACAATATTGAGGCAGCTCGTGCTGGAGTTAAACCGATTGATGGGTGCGTACTTTCATGACGCTTTATTATTATTGCGCTGTCATTTTGGCGCTCAGTTTGTGGCGTTTTAGCAACAGACGGCACGCTAAACTTGGGCTCAGTTGCTCGCTCAATAAGTGTTGATTTGTTACGTTTTAATAAACCTAGCATTACCAGCATCCTTTTTCGTAATTGGGTAAATCATCATATCTATTATTTCGACCTGTTTTGGCTCGTTCACGCTCGTGCTTACTTGGTAGCGTAGTAAACTCAGCAACAAACCCATTCATATAGCTTGCACGAACAGCCATAATGTAGGCAACACAACTATCACCATGTCGCTTCTGACCATCACTACCTTTATCTCGTGATTTGTCGATTTTGGGTACACCACGAATTATCTGCAGATGTCGTTGGTCAATAATAATATCTTCGTCTTTAGGTATCTCGATAAAACCAGATTCGTATAACGCCTTATATTTTGGCGACCACTCTCGATAAAAATTCTCAGTAGTATGCACAGCATCAACCATTGATTGACCATAGCGTAATAGCAGCGCTTCACCCAGATAACCACCGTTACCCGTGGCATCTGTTGCAATACCAACAATTCTTGGTGTGTTATCAATAATCAAAAAGGCAAGCTCTTTTTGCTGATTGTATGGCACATCATGAAGCTCTATTGTTAATCGCATCTTACGAGTTGTGCTTTGTTCGATACTCTCAATCGCTATTGTTGACCTGTCACCATTTCGTGCAAAATCTTGACCGTAAGCATGGCGAGTTTCTTTATTTAATTTATCAAGTATTGGTTTGATTTTTTCATTGAAAAACGTTGTAATTTCAGTTGTTCGAGCAGGCTCAGTCCAAAGCATGTGCCCCTTGGGCATTTCGTAACGTATAACTTTATGCTCAGCTTTAGCCGCATTATCAATAAGGACACGAGGGATATAAGCACCGCCACCATTTTTTGGCACGCAATAATATTCTTCCAGTGCATCATCTTCAGTAAAGCAACCCTTTAATAAATCAGCTTTCCATTCGTCTTCTTTTTCCTGCGTCCAATCAATATGATTAACTTGGCAAATTCGACGATAAAGCCCATCACAGCAAGCATCATCAAGCGTAATGGTATGAACAGCCCCTTTACGCTTGCCTTTTCTGATTTCCTGAATCAGCTCATTAAAATTATTATCAGTGCCATTGTGTGTTGAGATAATGCGCACTTTAGCACCCCACATCGTGAGAGCCATTGCCGCTTTCAAAAGCTCGGGCAAATATTCATGGAATGCTGCTTCATCTATTACCACGTTACCTTGCATACCGCGTAGATTTTTCGGATTTGATGAAAGCGCTTGAATTTTAAAACCTGATGAAAAATAGATAACAAACGTTAAAACGTCCGTGCGCTCATTTTCAATAATCAGCGCCTCTTCAACAATTTCACTGACAGCATAATTAAATGCCTTAGCCCAGATTGCACATGCATCAATAAACTCACGCGCCATGTCTTTTGATGAGCCAACGTAAAACGTATTACGACCACCAGCGTCGCGACTCATTGCGCCAGTTAATGTTGCATCACAAGCTTCAGCCCAAGTTAACCCCGTTCGCCGTGATTTCTCAGCAACTTTTAAAACGGACGAATCAGCAACCCAACGCTTTTGATAGCCAAGCAGTACATCATCAGGATTAAATTCATTATTTAAAATGGCATTAACTGATGCTGAAACAGTTGTTATATCAGTTTTAAACTCAGTCATTACGCAATACCTAAAATCATTTGTTTAATATTTTGTGCTGTTTCGGCACTCATGCCAGCTGTTCTTACCGCCTTTTCAGTTGATTCGGCAACTTCTTCAGCAAATGCAGCACGGATTTCTTTTTCTCGCTTATGACTAGCCATTGCTGCTTGCTCTACACGTTGAATTGCTAACGCCATTTGTGCTAATGCTTTCGGCTCTACAGCTTTGCCTTTTTCACTCATGTGCATCGACGTTTCAAAGGCTAATGTTCTAACAATTTCTTGTAGCAATTTACCGACGTCAGACGTCGGTGCATCTCCCAACTTTGCCGTCCACGCTTCTGCTACCTCCCTCGATTGACGGATTTTAGCGCCAATATCTTCCATGCGGGTTGCATAGCGATTTAATCCGGTGCGGCTTAGTTTCATATCATCACTAAGACCGTGCTCATCAATAAGCTCATTAATAGCCACACGAATATCTTGCTGTGTCATGCTTTTATCACGTAGTAGCTTGTGTAGCTCATCTTTGATGGCTTGCGGTAGCAAATCAACTTTAGACGGTCGCCCGCGTGTTTGTTTAGTCATAGTCGCTTGCTCGTGGTTTTTTTACACCAATAACCGTTGCTCGCCCAGTTGCAACATCTTCACCGCGTCCCGTAATATCAGCAACAAAGCAGCCGGCCACATCTTGAAGTTTTACCAGATTTTGCTCAGCTAACCAGCTCATGTATGAGCGCATTAAGTCACGACTGATGCGATGACCGTACTGATCCAAGCATGTTTGTAATACCGATTCATTTGCTGAGCCGCCACAGTCGCATAAAGCACGAAGTGCAACTAGTCGACGATCCTCATCTAGTAATTGTCTAAAGCTCATTTTTTGCTTTCCTTTAATTCGTTTTCTAATAAAAGATTGCTGATCCGTTTTACTCCGGCCAATTCGGGCTTTATCTCTTTAATATCACCACGCAACCCCGATATTTCAAGATTTAATTTATGGATATCATCCTTGGTTGGCAGTGACTCAAGTTGCCCCTGAATTGTCGAGACATCTTTTTTTAGTTTTGATACATCACTTGCAATAGCGTCTAGCTCTTCACGTTTTGCGAATTTTGTCGCTAAAAACATCACTAAAAACGACAAGGCAAACGCCCCCAGAGAGCTAAGTGTCGACCAATGCTGCCGTAAAAAATCAATCATAATCGCCCCTGTTTTTTCTTAAGTTCATATATGTACTGACAATCAATACAGCGAACGATATAACCACCTGCATTTAATCGCTCAGCAGGGATTGGTTCATCACAATCAATACAGCTATCACTAACTCGCTGTGGACGAACTCTATTAATATAGTTATCAATCTCTGTATTACGCAGCAATTGTTCTGTATCATTACTTTTATCGACCAAGTCCATTTCGTAGTTTTCCCCACTCTGTAATAATTTTTATGTTGTTTTCTAATCGCTGACAGTAAGCGCCGTATTGTGTAGCAAACCGCAACAGTTCGGCGGGCTTGCCGTTTTTGGGAGGCAACGGCCTTACTGGTAGCGTCATAGCCGATGATGGCGGCTTGTTATTTACAATCGTAGCCATAGGCTCTTTTGTAGATGCACAAGCTGTCAGCACCAATGCCGTTATAAGTAGCACCGTCTTTTTTAATCGCATCATCTATCGCACTCTCCAACTGTTGTAACTGCTCTGTAATTTGATTTTGTTTTTCGATTAACTGTCGCGTTAATTCATCATTAAGCGCTGACTGTCGTTGCAGTTCGATTTTATGAGCGTTAGCAACCGCTAATCTTTCTTGCATAAAATTCTCTTTTAAAGTTGCAATCCTTGCTTCTAGCTTTTGGCTTTGTTGCATCCAATAAAAACTAATTACCGAAAGTGCAAATAGTGCGATCATGACTGGTGATAAGTTTTTTAAAAATTTAATCATTAGAATCATCCTTCAATTCAACATCACGCTTAATTGCAGCACGCTTGCTTGCCTGCGACTGCGCAACCCAAGCTGCCAGATAAGTACCTAGCAGCAGCTCGTTTTGCTGATAGTTAAAACATTGGTAAAGTACAACAATGCTAGATACAACAAACGCCAAAGTTACCGCACAATCTGATGACGATAATTTACCGGTCTTCGGGTTTGTAATTAATTCAAGTAATTTTTTCATGCTTTGATTTCCTTAAATCCATAAGAGCTTTTTGTAATCTAATATCCTGCTCACTAACGCTTCGCCAGCCCTTTGTAAAAACAGATTGATAAGTAGCATCATGACTGTATAACGGGACTACCTTGTAGTTATCGCCACTTATCGCACGGTTCATTGCACACTCACGTGCAAACTCAAAAAGTTCTAAAAATTTTTTATTACGTAAAATGGGGTACATTTTGACGTAATCATCAATTGAGTGAGCAGACTCAATCATTAGTTAGCACCCCAGCGACTGCGGTTTTGGCGCACATCAATATGGGTAAATGATTTATAACGGCCTAAACCGTATTTATCTGGGTATTTTGATTCTAGGTAATTAGCAACATCCTTAGGGCGAACGCCCTTAACGACAATGTCGGCCGCATTACCGCTCATATGCTGGCTAAGAGGCGAGCCACCAACCGCTTTATTATGAGATGAGCAGCGATAAGCGCTATTGATAATGACCGGTACATTAAAGTGCTCACGCACATCTTCAAGTACATCAAGCAGCTCATAAGCATATAAAACATTGCCGCAACCGCATTTGCACATGAACTCTGATTTTTTAAAGTGTGGGGATAATTGGTTTTCCATTTTCTATCCTTTAATTAGTTTAATAATTAAAGGATAGGGGAATTAAAGAATTGTTGGGTTTGTGGTAGCTCTAAGAAATTTAGATTTAGTTGATGCTAGTGATTGTTGTTAAAAATACATCCTTTTTATCTTCAACAATTCTATTGTTATATTTTATGTGATTAGTCATTTTGATATCACCTTGCTGTAATATTACATCAGCTTCACAAAAATACGCACCAACGTTATTTTTATCTAAAGTGATTATATTAGATAACTTTAAATTAATACGAGACACTTCATCTTCAGTCATTCCATCCTGCAGAGCACTTTTTTTTAAAATCGAAAAAACGTTATTAACAGTTTCTTTTGCTCCGCACGTAGGGGCGCTCGTACCTAGAAAATGAGTGACAGCAAGATAAATAAGAAATATTGCTAGTAATATATAAATAAAATTTCGAATCTTTATAAATTTTTCTCTTATTGTCATTATCCTTTCCTCTCGAACATATCTGGTTGATATTTTTTTCTATGTAATGCTAATTGCTCCCGTATAATAGAATAAACATGACTATCTGTTAAATTATATTTTTTTGCCAGTGGCGCTATGTTTCCGTCACTAACTTGATAATCAAGAAAAATCCGATTATCACGTATTGCCTGTTTCAACCTTTCGCCATTAGGAATATAACAAACACGCCCGCCAAAATAATTGCCGAGCACACAAACGAGCTTTGTTGCTGTAGTTATTGCTTTTTCATGCGACATACCTTGCCTTACCAGCTCAGCGCAAAATAAATCAACAAACTCAGATAAAAGTCTAGGCCAGTTTTTTCGAATTGTTATAACATCAGTCATGTTATCTAATGTATCAAGTGCAACCCCTAGCTCTTCATGATCATCATCGAACAATCTTAAATTATCCTCGCCCATCTCTTTCCCTCCTTTTTTTGTACCATTCCTGCGCGCCCTCAACATTTATTTTTGAAAAATCAGCTTTGGCGCGATACATTTGTTCAAAATAAACTTCGTTACTTTCTTTTGTTGGTGCATCCTCTTTACTTGCCTCAGTATACAAAAATAAGTGCGCAGTTGAATTATAAACTGTTTTTAAATAATTATGATTTGCAAGCGGCTTTATTTCGTTACCGCTTGCTCGCTTTTTCTGAATTTGCTTAACGGTCTCATTAAGAGCGTGGGCTAGGTGACGGCTGGGTTTGAATTGCTCAAGAACCTCTTGCATCAGTTTAGCTGTCCTAGAATTACTCAAGTTAGATTTAGCGGGGCGGAATAACCCCAAATAGGCAACAAGCGGACGAGCACAGTTATGCTTAAATTTAAGCAGCATAGACAAAACTTCACGTCCAGCCTCATCTTCAATCAGCGCGTCAAGATGAATATCGCTATGACAAACAGGGCAGCGTCCTAATTTCATTTTCGCCTCCCGCTATATTTCTTTTTGATAACATCTTCATAAAGCTTTCTAATTTCATCATACCCACTGTATGACGTGCCATCTGGCAAATAAAGCACGTTGTTTCTATAGCATACACCATCAACTAATAAAAATTTATCAACCATTTCACGTATATGCCAGTTCTTTAAAGACTCTAAAACATGCTGAGCTAAATTAAAGTCAAGCCATGCATGAGTTTTAATGCCAAGTCCGCCCGTAAATTTTTTTGTCATGCGCTCGACGTATGCATCAAGCGCTTTGTCACGTGAATCAGAAATAAACCCCTGATGCCCCATTGTGATCCAGATAGCGCGAATCTTTTTTATGTCATCACGCCGATCTGATGTTTTGACAGCGGGTGCGCCATACTTCTTTTTTACGCCTGTATACTCAAACCCTTTCAACTTCATTGTTTCATAAACTTTCTCAAGCTCATGCTTTAGCATTTTAGAGCACGAGCTTTTTTTAGTTTCAGTGACAAGCAAAGCGCGGTACGTTTCATCATCTAAGCCAAGCTTTTGCTTGGCTATATGAATAAGTTTAATTAATTGCGATCTCGTCATATCAAACCCCCGCAATATCCAGCGCAATCGGTCGATACTCGTTACTGTCGCCAATGCGTTCATAAACACGGATGTAAGAACGGCTACCGATAACTTGAAGCGACTCACTTAATGCGTCCATTGCTTTTTGCCAGCGTTCATCTTTAATATCAAGACGGCGCAACTCAAGCAACCGACCAAGCTTTAAATCACCATCTTTGCTTGTTGCAAAAGCTCTGTTAACAATCGCTTTAAGCTCTGGTCGCGCATTCTCTGACCAATCGTTAACACAGTCCATGGTTAGCTGTTTAGCCGCTAAAATTCGCTCATCTGGAGCGATGTTATCATGCATTGTGCGTTGTACTTTGTACCTACCGTCAAAGCTGAATAAAGTTACATTACCTTTTTTACCGCCCAAGATGACATTATATTGCTCTGCAGATAACTCGATAAACGCAGCAACATCACCGAACGCTTTAGCTTTAAATAACGACAGCGCTTTATTAAGTGATTTTGCATGCTTGATGATTTCTTCAACGACTTGCTCACGCTCTATGTCGATATCTTTAATCATTGACACTGGTACAAGAGCTCCCTTGCCATCCTTCCAATATCCGTCTATAACTTCTTCATTAGTGTATTGTTTGCCAGTTTTATTTTTATTTTCGTTCATTTTGTTTCCCCAATTAAATTAGACTTTCAGACCAAACAACGCGACAGCCAGAATACTCAAAAACCCCTTGCTTGATTGGCATAACATTATTAAAGTGTTGATACGATGCTTTGCCTGAATCTATCAGGTCGCGACATTTATCATTACTAAATAAAAAAATAGTAGGGCGCAGAGCATTACCAATTACAACTTTATTAACTAAAAAACCCTCGTTTGCTAACTGCGCTACAATTCTCGATACATCATTCATTGTTAGTGCAATTTCGTTAGTGCCGTATGGTTTACGTTGTTCTTGTGCTTGCATAATTAAACTCCTTCTAAATCTCTAATTGCCGCATTGATATGTGTTTCATTGATTGATGTGTTACTACTGTTTGCAAGAATTGCAGCCAGTGATAACGTCATTTTTATAATACGAAGTGCGCCGGCTTTCTTGCCAAGTTCGTGCACTAGCTTTCTTTCACGAGCGCCGTCAATGCCCCAAGCATCTGCGATAGCATCAATATCGCCTGCGGTTGTATTTAAAATCGCCACTTTTTTAGCAATACGGGAGAAGAGGCGGGCAAAGTCAGTTTTACGAGAGCCATTGCCTGATAATTTAGAATAGATTTGATGGTTACCGCATAGTACAACACCGACGCCCGTCATCTCCTGAATCAAACGAATTTCTTCAAGTGCGTCATAAGGCAAATGGTCTGCTTCATCAATTATTAACAACCCTTTGGTCTCTCGCATTTTTTTGCATATAGCACTGCTTAATGTGCCAAGTCTTTTTGGTGCATAATCAATATCGAGTGCACAAGCAATATCATATAAGCACTCAATTAATTTTGATGATGAGGGGCGAACAGTGATAAGCCACACGTTTGGTTGCTTGGCATATTCAGTGATTGCGTTAGTTTTACCAACACCACTATTGCCGTATACAACAACAAAACAGCCAGCGATTTTTGCATAATCAAGCGCATTAAATATCTTTTTACTTGTTGGTGTTTCAACAAAGCTTGGTGCGGTTTTCAAGTTGTTTGCTTTCTTTTTGTTATCAAGCCACACTGTTAACTTATCAGCAATTTTCTGGTTGTCGCCGCCATACAAATTATTCATAAACTGACTGAGTGCTGCAGGTGAAACGTCGCTTTGTTTCGCGATAGCGCTATATTTTTCACCATTTTCAACCGCCGCTTTTATTTCATTTCTAATACCAGTAAACATGCTTATTCCTCATTTTTTTTAGCTGCTAATTTTTTTAAACCAATTGCAAATGCCGAATCGAAATCAAGCACATCGGCCTTTGGCTTGTCAGTATCGACATCTGCCACAGTTCCATTTTTTGCCTGCTCAGCTTTTAAAATCTCAATGACTTTCGAATCTGTTTTTTCTGATACTTCAATATCGGGCATGAGCGATTGAACTTCTAAAATCGACATGCGTTTTTGATTTTCGGCTGCGCCCTTATGGCGTTTAACGAACTGCGTACGTTGACGTTTATGTTCACGAGCGGCTTGCGTATCACCGAACGCAACACGATCTAAACACTGAGCATCACAGATAAATCGACCATCCAACGTATAAACAAGGACGCTATCGTGTAGGTTGCGAGGGTCAAATCGAATAACAACTTTATTAGGTCGAATGCCAATTAATTTTTCATTGTAGTAGCGGTTTTTAGCGCCACGAATTGAGCCGCCGGCATCAATCGTAAACGTGCCATCAAAGCGAACGGTCACCGCTTCAGAAGGAAGTAACAATAATCGGCGTTGCTCCGCTGTAGCTTTTTTAATGGCGCTTGATTGATAGCTAGCATTAAATGCATCATCAAACGACATCACACCACCACAGACCTCGGTGTTACGATTTGGCTTGCTATTGAACATTGCGATACCTTGCTCAAGCGCCTTAAGAAAAGATTCAACATCAACAGCATTCTTGCTGTTATAGTTATCGGGCTTTTCAAGCACATTTGCCCCTGTATATGCACCAGCAAGAAGTGGGTGCTTATCAACAAGCTCACCAAGCCCACCGTGAGAAAATGCACGCTCAATCGGCTTTGCTTGACCATGCCCTTTACCAAACATGACACTTGACCAATGAAGCTGAATGCCAAGCATTGGAATAATCCCCATTGGCTCATCTGGTTTAACTTTAAAGCGGTAACGATTTGGTACGCCACCAGTCAACCATTTGTTTGCTGCTGCTCTCGTGTTATCGATAGTGACATGCTTTGGTATGCCGTAATTCTCAATCACATCAGCTAGCGATAGACGAATTGAATCGCTATTCTCTGAAACATCACAGTAGTAAGCTAAGATTTTGCGAGTGCGAACATCTTGCCAGATCCAAGTCTTAGGTCGTAAAATCTCGCCGTTATACCATTTGACGAACACATTGTGCAGATAGCCGTCACCGTTAATCCATTCGAGCGCATCAAGCTCAATAACGCTACGTTGCTGCGCAGGATACAACTGCATTAGTGCATGCTCGCCCTTACGCCACAATACTTGCTGTTGTGGTGTGATTTCACGTTCAATCTTTCGGCGCAAGCTGGATTTGTGCGGAATATCCCACCCCTTATCCTTGGCGACATCACACAACATCTGATAGCACGTGTTAAACGCTGGTTGCTCGGGTCTAAAATAGTTAGCAACAAAAAAGTCCCATGCGTCGGGCGTCATATTGTATTGACGAGATGAATAATCACGAAAAGCACTACCGTCAAGCAGAGCAGGAAGATATTCGGATTGCTCAACTTTAATTGCAGTGTAATACCATCGTCGAGCTGCTGAAGGGTTACAACCATGACTCTGCGCAACAACATCAAATGCCGTAACTGGGCTAGTGCCAGCATCAACAATAGCTTTAACAGCAAGGACAACCGCGACTTTAACTTTAGCCTTATCTTTTTGCTTATCAGTTGCCTTTTCCCACTTAGCCCAGAGAGCATCAGCGCAATAGCTTTTTTCCTTGGGTTCGGGCTTGTCTAAAATTTGATTGCCGATCATGATTTTGTTTTTTGATTTCAAAACACGACCTTGGTCATAAATAGACAAAGAAAAGACATTGTATTCATACGCACCGCCTTTTATACCTTGAGCTCTGCGTCGTTCCCAGCTTTCAGCCTTAGCTTTATACAGAACACCTTGAACGGTGCTGGGCATACCTGCAATTTGAGTTAACTCTTGCGCTGTAATCCACATAAATGCATCCCTTATTTATATTGATAGCGTGAAGGCCAGATATCTCTTGGTTCTAAACCAAGAGCCTCCGCAATAATGCGCTCAGCTTTTGGGTAAGAGACTCTTAGTGCATTATTTAATGTAGAAGGAGCTAAACCCGCATTTATTGAAAGCGATTTCAAGGTAATCCTTTTTTTACGGAGCTCGCACTTAATATCTTCTGCATGCCAATCTTGTTTTTCCATATTTACCACCTTATTAAAAAATGTAACAATAACCGATTACTTTTAAGTTAAACTTTTAAGTTTAACTGCAACCTGTAAGTAATCGTAACTTACTTTAAAGTTAATTGCAAGATCTCTTTAAGGTTGAAACACTAAAAATATAAGCTACCACTAAAAATATAATGGTTAAACGCTTGATAAACAAATAATTATTAAAGTTTAAATATTTTAATGTTAACTTTAAAGTGAACTTTAAATATGAGGTATTAACATGAAAGAAATCTGGTTAACTCCAAGAGAAATGGCAGGTAAATATAACTGTCCAAAAACCGTGCAAGGAGTGGCGTTAAGAGCAAAGAATGAAAACTGGAAAAAGCGAAAAACAAAAGGGCAAAAAGGCGGAGGTTTTGAATACGAAGTATCTGATATTATAAATAAATTTGAGTTGTTGCAAAATTACAACCATAGAGACCTAGATAAAAAATTCTATGAACAATCACCAAACTATAATAAAGACTACCCCACAGACACAACTAGCAATGATAGTTATGTGATTGTTCCGCATCTAACATCAATTTTATTTCCTGATGAATTAGACAAAAAAGAACCACCATCGGGGATGATGGATATAAGGGAAAATTTTGTATTAAGCAAGTATTGGTTACTAAAAACGGGTCTGTTTAATTCCAAATTAGCTATCATCAGAGCAAGTAATGATACAATGACCCCAACAATCAATGAGGGCGATATTGCACTATTAAACGTACAAGAAGAAGCGCTTCACAATATCTTGAATGGGATCTACTTATTGAAGATAAAGGAGTCATACGTTATATACAGATTACAACATGATTTAAACACAAACACCATTCATATAATAAACGACAATAAGGCATATAAATCATTTACAATAAAATTAGATAATGCAGACTCACATATAAAAGTAATAGCTAAAGTAGAAATGATTTTAACCAGCCCTTACAAATAA